CATTCGGCTCAGCTATCCGTAATGTCCTTGACGGAGTCGCTGGCATTTTTGATAGCATTGGGAATGCTGCTAAAAATGCTGGTCTAGGTGTTAAATACATGGCTGAGGGAATTGCGAAACTTACTGAACTAGGCTTGTTAGATTTAGCTGGAACATTAGCTACTGTTGCAACAGGTTTGACCGCTATTGCTAACTCAGGAATAGCTACGGCAGGCCCAGGATTGCAACAAGCAGGGACAGGATTGAGTCTAATTGCTACGTCGGCACAGATTGCTAACTTAGCAATGCAGTCACTACCAGAGACTATGACATCATTTAGTACTAGTCTCAGTAACTTGCCTGAAACAATGACAACTGTCGGTACTGCTATGAGTACTTTTGCAACATCAGTAATGACCTCTTTTGTAGGTTTAGCAGGGGCAACAGCTAGCATTACTATCCTACAAAGTGGGTTAGTTGCTTTGTCAAGCTCAATGCTGATGGCGCAGGCTGGAGCCTTAGCTATATCAGCAGGCTTTACAGCAATCAGTGGAGTTGTGGGTGCTTTGGTTGGTGTATTGGGTACAATACCAGGTCAGTTTACACTGATTACCACCTCAGCAATGCTGGCAACTACTGCCATTATGCAGTTAGCTACATCCGCTCCTATGGTTGCCTCAGCCTTTTCTAGTATCTCAGCAGCTGCTGGATCAGCAATGGCACTACTCAATTCTGTTGTGCAGTCAGCAATGTCTCAAGCTGTAGCAATAATGCGCTCGAGCATGCAACAGATGGTGTCTGTGGTCATGCAATCAGCAACTCAGATGACGCAAGCTGGACAACAGGCAGGGCGTGGGGTTTCTAACGGAATTACTAACGGTATTCGTTCAGGAATTGGATCAGCAACAGCTGCAATGTCAGCTATGTTAAGCTCAATCCGCTCTACAGCTATGTCAGGGGTAAGCTCAATGCGCTACGCAGGGAACATGATCGGCCAAGGATTGGCGGAAGGTATGTACTCAGCACTCGGAGCTGTCACAGCGGCAGCTAATGCGCTTGTCGCTCAAGCTGAGAGAGCAGCGCAAGCCAAGGCTAAGATCCACAGTCCGTCACGACTATTTAGAGACAATGTAGGTAGATACATTGCTCAAGGTATTGCCGTAGGGATTGAACAGAATAGCTCTGATGTGGTTGATAGTCTGGCATACGTTCAGAAAGAGATGTCAGCGTTCAAATTTGGAGCTGAGGACTTGTTAGGCTTGGGGAAACATACGGTATCTAGTCAGTTTAGACTAAAATCACTCACAGAACGAGCAGAAACAAGCCAAATCGAGGTTATCCGTGATCAGGCTGACAAAGTGCTAACTAGAGCTCTTGAAGTGGCTGAGGAGGCTGTCAAGCGCCCTGTATACATGGTGCTAGATGACGGTACTCTGGTTGCTAAAATCGGAGACCAAATGACTAACTATCAAAATGATAAATTAATGATTGATAACATGATGAGAGGTATTATCTAATGACTAATGACACAATCACAATCAATGGATTTGACCTCTCTGAGGTTATTGACATTATAGACATCATCCGTCCAGTAGGAAATGAGCGCCATGTTGTCACAAATGACGCTCCACTTGTCGGAGTTAATCTCCAAGAAGTGCGAACAGGCGCCAAAACCATCAAAGTCAAGTTTGCTATGCAATATGGCAACGGCATGACACTTGAAACAGCTAAGCACAAACTAGCTGGTATTTTTAACACCTCAGAGGCTGTCAAGATTGTCATTTCAGACGAGCCTGACAAGTACTACATGGGCCTAGTATCTGGTTCTGTGGACATAGAGAACATTACTAGATGGTTCCAAAAGGGCAGTTTTGACCTGATTATCCCTGACGGAGTAGCTCACAGCTCAACCTATAAGCGCTTTGATAACGGACAAGAGCAGCCTGACAAGGTTGTTTTTAATTTGGTCAATAATGGCAACGTCCCAGCTTTTCCTGTCGTTACGGTTAAGAATAACGCTGAGAACGGCTATATCGGTCTCGTCAATACTAGCGGAGCTTTTGAAGTTGGAGACCGTGAGGAAGCCGATACAGGCATAGTCAAACGCTCTGAGGTGTTACTTGATTTCCGAGGTAATAAAATCTCAGATGGTTTTACTAGAGCAGCAAAGAACAAGACGATCACAAACGACAACAGCGAGAATGTGAAAGGTGTATCTGAAATCCTGACTTTATGGGATAAAAAGCACATTAAGCTAAGAGATCAGTTTGACGGCGCTAATACTAAAAACTACGCTACAGGCTTGACATGGGACATCCCTGTAGACAGCGCTGGAGGTATCGGCTCTCTTGATGACTATATTTTTGGTAAACAGATTTTTTTACCTGGCGCCATCAATCAATATGGCTTTATCAAGATTACTGTATCTGATACAGCAGGCCAGTTTTTGTATGGCGTCGAAACGTTCAAGCGAACACAAGGACAAGATTGTGAGTTTAATGTGTTTGGATCTGACGGAAAGGGTAGCTATTACTTTCTTAAATGCTGGAATTTTACGGGCCTGTCAGATAGTAAGGTGAACCCATTCACGTCCTTGAACGGACAATTTGAAATAAAGCGAAATGATGACAGGGTCCAGATATACTACAAAGGCTCTCATTACAGCTTTACCATTCCTGAAATCAAAGGCAGAAAGTCAGCCAAAATCCATGTCATGCTTGGGGCTTACCATGATAAGCCTATGGTTGCTCACATGTACATAGATGAACTGCTTTATCGCAAAGATTTTGTGCCAGGAATCGGTGATGTGCCGAACCGCTACCCAATCGGCTCAAACGTTGTGCTAAACAGCGAGAATGACACCGTTACAGTGGACGGCCTTGAGAAGATTGTAGATGTTGTGGATGGCTCAAGTTTCTTGACTATTCCACCTGGAAACAGTCAGCTCGAAGTCTATTGCTCAAGTTGGGTCAAGACCAAGCCCACTGTCAAAGTAGAATTTAAAGAAAGGTATCTATAGCAATGTTATTGACAATACATGACTCAAATTTGAGAAAAGTGGCCTTTGTGGACAATGACAAACAGGATACATTGAACTATTTCAATGATACCTGGACAAGATACCTGGAAACTGGCTCTAGTACCTTTGATTTTACGGTCTTTAAAAAGGCTATTATCTCAGACATAGGCAAAAAGAGGACCTATAACTCTCTCAATGAGAAAGCCTTTGTTTCATTCAGATACAAGGGCAGAACTTACCTACATACAATCCGAAAAATCGAGGAAAATGAGAAAGTTATCAAGTGTTACAGTATCAACCTAAACCTTGAGCTGATCAATGAGTACTCTATCCCTTACAAGTCTCCTAAGGCAATGAGTTTTAAGGAATTTTGTGAGGAAATGGACTTGCTCAACTATACTTTCTTGAAAATCGGTATCAATGAGGTTGCTAATAAGAAAATCTCTGCTGAGTGGGAGGGGACAGACACCAAACTCAACAGATTACTTAGTCTAGCTAAGAAATTTGGCGCAGAAATTGAGTTTGACACGCGTCTCAACGCTGACAGCTCCATCAAGTCATTTACAGTCAATGTCTATCATGAGCACGACGATAGCCATCAGGGAGTAGGTCAAATTAGCCCAAAAATCTTGAAGTATGGTAAAAACCTCAA